ACTGCCGATGAAGCCAAACTGCTACTTGGCTAGTGCTGGTTAACTATTATTATTAAACTAAGGAGCATACGTGGCTAGAGATATAACCGAAGGTCGTGGAGATAGTTCTGGCTATGGTCGCTCGATTGCTGTCGATGTAGGTGTAGTTTCATCTACTGCAATTTGGCAGAACACAGACATAGCCTATGATGTAGCAGTCGGTGGTATGCCTTTCATCTTTGCAATCAATGATGCACGTCCTTATATCCGTCAGACTGCACCTTTCAAGAAAGACCAGTTCGACAATGGGCAAGAGCCAGGAGAACAATCTCTAACTGGTTGGTGGCTTCGTTCTCAAATGTCATTCCATTCTGGCACAGGCATTACGTTCTTTGACCCAGCAACTACTGATGTTAATGGACACTATCGCTTTAATGATAGCAAGGGTGTTAATGTTTGGACTAATGGACAAGCAACACTACTCAAGAACTGCACATCTGGTCATATAGTAACTGGGGCAGTTGGCTCTGATAAGCGTACGAAACAGTCTCTTCGTTCTATTGAATGGGGAACTACCCAAGGTTTATTGCTTTGGGATGCATACGATGTAGACAAGATTGCAGCGGATGGAACGGTAACTCACTTTGTTGACTATATTTCTGGAACAGATAGCCCAGCATATGCAGTCTGCGATGATGGAACTACTGCTTACTGGATTACTAATCAGGTAAGTGGGGCAAATAAACTTGCTATGTATAAGAAGGCCCTTACTGGAGACTATCTCACCTCTGACACTTTGATGTTTCGTGAAACTGGTTTAGTTGTTACTAACGCAGTTATGGAATATACAAAAGAGCGTATCATAGCAGCAATCAATAATAAAATCTATGAGATTCCAGCAAATTCAAGTGCACTACCAACTGCTGTATATACGCACCCAATAAGTAATTACACATATACATCCATTACCTCTTCTGGGGCTGCAGTTTATGTTTCTGGATATAATGGAATTCAGTCTTCAATTTATAAATTTACGTTATCAACTGCTGGAGTAATGCCAACTCTTACATCTGCAGTAGTAGCAGCCGAACTTCCCGTTGGTGAAATCGTCCACAAGATTTACTACTATCTTGGATATATGATGATTGGAACTAACAAGGGCGTACGTGCAGCAACCGTATCCGACCAAGATGGTTCAATCAACTACGGTCCACTTATCGTAGAGACAAGCCAACCTTGTTATGACTTTGCAGCACGAAGCAAGTATGTCTGGTGTGCAACATCAGTCGATGGTGAGCCAGGAACAATCCGCATTGACCTAGGTGCAGAACTAGAAACACTTAGATTCGCCTATGCTAATGATGTTTATTATCCTGGAACCACAGGACACGAAACAACTGCTTGTGCCTTTATTGATGGAACAGAACGCTTAGGATTTACATCAGCAAATGCATCATCTGTTGATGGAGCAGTTTACATAGAAGATGCTTCAACGCTTATCTCTTCTGGGTATATCAAAACTGGCAATATCCGATATGGAACATTAGAGCCTAAGAACTTTAAGCGTCTTCTCGGACGTGGCGACTTCACCTATGGCTCTATGACGCTTGAAACTGTAGATAAAAATGGCACCGAATATGAGCATATTACATATGACGCAGCAATTGGTCCAGTTGAGGTAACAACTTCTAATCCTAGCACCGCTCAAGAATATGTAGCATATAAGTTTGTCCTTACAAGAGATGCAACAACTACAAGTGCTGGCCCAGTATTCAAAGGATATCAAGCCAAAGCAACTATCGCAACACCACGTCAGCGCATTGTGCGCTTTCCTGTCTATTGCTTCGATGTAGAAACAGATAGATATAATACAGTGAATGGCTTTGAAGGAAGAGCGTTTATACGCATGCAAACACTAGAAGACATTGAAGAATCAGGTGATGTTATTACCTGGCAGGATTTGGCTACTGGAGAATCACGACAAGCAGTAATAGAACAAGTTACATTCACCCGCATGACACCACCAGATAAACGTTTCGACGGTTTTGGTGGGGTTATAGAGATAACGATTCGGACAGTATAAAATGAGCGCAGTTGACTATGCCACAATATCAGTAGCAATCATAGCCGTAATTACAGCATTTGCTGGAGGCGTAAGGTGGCTGGTTAAACATTTCTTATTTGAACTCAAGCCCAATGGTGGTTCAAGTCTCAAAGACTCAGTGATTAGACTAGAAGAAAAAGTAGAAATCCTATATCAAATGATGTTACAAAAGGGGAGAAATGAATGATAACTGTTGCCAAGAAAGCCACACCAGCAGCGATTGCTGTACTACGACAAGCCACAGCACTGCGGCCCCAGCGCAAGAAAGCCTCGGATGGCCTACTGCCTTCTCTCGCGCATCAGAAACAGAATCCTTCCTCAGACCACAACACAGGTTTTGCGGTAGATGTAACTCATGACCCAGCCTTTGGCATCAATGGGCATGAAGTCTATGAGCATCTGAAATCTGATAAGCGCGTCAAGTATTTAATTTTTATGGGCAAGATATGGAGTCCTGAGAAGGGCGACCATCCATACGATGGCCCTAATCAGCATAACCATCACTGCCATATCTCAATCAAAGAAACTTGCGGAGATGACACTTCTCCTTGGTTCCCTTGGTTGGGTTCCCCAACAACTATCAACAAGGTTAAGGCAGCAGTTAAGCCTCTACCCAAGAAGGAGACAAAATGAATAAAGATAAAGTCTTAGCAGTAGTCACAACTTACGCACGCGCAGCCGTTCCTACAGTACTAGCCATGTACATGTCTGGTGTCTCGGACCCTAAAGTCCTAGCCTATGCTTTTATAACATCTTTCATAGCCCCAATCTGGAAAGCATTAGACCCTAAGGCTCCAGACTTTGGCAAGGGAAGTACTAAATAGTACCCCTTAGAAGCCCTAGAAGGCCCTTTTAAGACAAGAAAGCCCCTTACCTGAGTGATTATACCCAGGCGAGGGGCCTTTTGTCGTCTCTAAATGTTAATCGTCGTCCCAGTGCTCTTCTTCAAATTCGTTCCACCACGTTTGAATCTGTCGCTCTTTGACTTTTTCTACTATTGCATAGTATACTGCTTCGAGTAGGTAAAATGCTCCTACGCCTACAAGTGCGGCTAAGGCCATATCTTGAAATGAGTTCATAGTACTCCTTCGATATTGTATGTATATTAATATATATATTATATATTCAAAGGCTGAAAGCCTTTGTTTTTATATATAATCTCTTACAAGATTAAGCATACACAGGTATTTACCAATTGTCAAATACCGACACCAACTGTGGCTATTGGACAACCCCAACTTGGTGTGTTAGACTCGTAACTATGTCAATACAACTTGAAGAATACGTGCTCCCTGAGCACATCTCATACTCCGCATTTACGACTTACGTCTCATGCGGGTATCAATACTACCTCGGACGACTGCTCAACAAGCAGGAGGAACCATCTGTGTGGTCTGTCGGAGGAACTGCGTTCCACCTAGCGTGTGAAAACTACGACAAGGAGAACATGTGACTATAGCAAATACACTATGGGCAACTGCTTGGGATGATTCCAAGGGTGATATCGACCTATCTACGGCACGTGTGGGTGGTCGAGCAACTAAGTTAAACCCGAACAAGGAAGATGCTACCTTTTGGCAAACCGCTGGACCCAAGTGGGTTGAGTCCTACATCGAATGGCGTAAGGCTAATCCAACTTGGAAGATTTGGACAGCACCAGATGGCAACCCTGGAATCGAATTGGCTCTAACGCCAGTCGTCGAAGGTGTACCAATTAAGATGATTATCGACCGTGTGTTTGAAGTCAATGGCGAGTTGGTAATTGTCGACTTGAAGACATCTCAACAGACACCATCTAGCAGCCTTCAACTAGGTTTCTACAAACTTGGACTCGAACAGACGTTCGGTATTGATGTCAAATGGGGAACTTACTACATGTCTCGCGGTAGCAATATTTCTGAGATGGTAGACCTATCGGAGTATACCTACGACAAGATGGAATACTTAATCACGCAATTTGACAAAGCACGCAAGGCAGGTGTATTCTTGCCCAACACAAACAATTGCCAGTACCTATGCGGACTAACCGCACACTGTCAATTCTCTACGAAAAAGGACAAATAAATGGCCGAAGACTGGAAGTTACAAGTCTCCTATAAGTTAAACACAGGGGACCTAATCAATATCCGTGCTAATACTGCGGATGAACTAAGCGTATTACTTGAAGGCATTGGTGACTTTAGTATACAGATTGCTGCAGTGCAGCGTTTGGTCACTGGTGCTTACAACGTAGCCCCTTTGGCGACAGCGTCTACAACAGTAGACACAGTTCCTCAAGCCTACTCCGCACCACCCCAGGCTCAGGCTCCGTACGCTACGGCAGCGCCAACGAGCCAACCAGCCTCGCAGTCGGGGCCAGTATGCGTACACGGGGCACGCAAGCACAAGTCGGGAATCTCCAGCAAGACGGGGAATCCGTACTCGATGTGGGTATGTCCTCTGCCTCAGGGCGTGGACCAATGCAAGCCAGTCAACTAAAGCAAGAGTATTTTCCATTTTAAGTAACTAGGAAGGGGAGTCAGATGAGAACTCTAGTGCGTTCAGTCGGTAGGGCCTCCATCGGCGGGGAACCCCTTCCTAGTGCTTTTAAGACTTTCGAGCAGAATAAGATTATTATCCGTCGCTCAGAAGTCTCTATGTTTGCAGGTGCTCCAGGTGCAGGCAAGTCAACGCTTGCCCTGGCGCTTGCACTCAAGACTAATGTTCCGACACTCTACATTTCAGCAGACACTAATGCTCACACAATGGCTATGCGCTTAGCAAGCATGATATCTGGGAAGAGCCAGAGTGATGTGGAACTTAAACTTAACAATGATATTGGTTGGACTAAGGCTGTCTTGCAAAAGGGCAGTCACATTGTGTGGTCATTTGAATCATCACCAACCCTTGAGGATATCAACGAAGAAGTAATGGCATTTGAAGAGTTATGGGGCTGTGCCCCTGCACTAATCATTGTAGATAACCTTATGGATGTAGCCACTGATGGTGGCGAGGAGTTCGCATCAATGCGAGCGATTATGAAGGAGTTAAAGTATCTTGCTAGGGCAACTAATGCAGCGATTGTCGTATTACATCACACTTCGGAAGCAGTTCCTGGCAATCCTTGTCAGCCCCGAAGTGCAATCCAAGGTAAGGTCTCTCAACTCCCTGCACTCATATGCACGCTCGGCACGGTTGGCACATCAATGGGCGTTGCGTCAGTCAAGAATCGCTATGGAAGAGCAGACGCGAACGGAAGCCT